TAGCCGCTCCTACTGAAAACGAAGTGAGTCCGTTATACATAGCCGCGCTTAGGACATCGCCTGTGCTTGCTGGAAAGCCTGTTGCCATTTATTTTCTCCTAATACGCCATTATGCTAGTGCCGATTATACCTGATACTGCGCTTCCGATGATGAAGCCCTCGACTATAGGTTCGAGAGTTGTTACTGTGCAGGACATGGCATTTGGCGTGATGTTCCATGAGAGTCCCTGCGCCTGTAAAGTCTTAACGATAGTTGAGCCGTCTGGCTGCACATTTGTGATCTTTAAGTTTGAGAAGTAATCCAGATCCAGCATTGTCGCAGTTGGTACATCTGGGTCAAGCAGATCGACCGTCATGGCATCTATGCGGATCGTTGTCTCTTTGCGAGTTGCTACATAGATCTTTGCCACATTGAGCGCATCTGCATCTGTCTGTAGAACTAGGTTGTTCTCGTTGATCTGATGTGGGAAGTACTTGGCAATAGAAGCTGAGTCCTCTGAGACCTGCTGAGTGCCGCCATAACGAGTCATACCAGCAGAGTTAATAATTAACTTGTCATCAAAGGCGAAGGTCAAGTTGGTATAAGGGATACCTGTAGTTTGATTAAACTCGATAGGAGTCTCGCCATACTTCTTTATCACATTGGTGCGGTTTAAATAAATCGCTGTGCCTTCTGTGTCGATATAAAACGCGCCCTGCTCTGAGAACTCTGCGTTCTTTAGCGCATCAAGCGCTGTGCGAGAAGTGCCAGGATCGGCTATGCAGGTCGTGTTGCCGGTATCTATTGTGCGCATAGAAGCAGGCCATGAGACTTGATCAAGGATCTTGCCAATTCGAGTGCCAGTATCTTGCCCAGCCGTAGCATCTGCCACAGTTGTGATCCCAGCCTGCTGCATCAGCCTAAAGGCATCTGAGCAAATTATGTCCACATAGCCTGTTTCTTGGCCTTGAGGATAGGTGTACTTGTAGTCTGTTGTATAGCCAGAGAATAAGAAATAACCAACGCCGCCTACCGTTGCTGATACACGCAACTTGCGAAGAGGAGTCAAGAAGCCAAAATAAGGCGAATTGACATTCTGTGGGTTGAAGTCAGAGTTAGGATCTAACACTCTAATAGTTGCAGACCCAGACTCGTAAGTATCGCGCATGATATTGCGACCGCGCTTGATACTGATCTGTCTTACATTAGGAGTCAGATCGACCGTAGGCTCTGGAGTAGTACTTGAAGCAAGTGTGCCTGTGCCTAGAACTCCGTACTTCTCATCGCCAATAGTGAAGGGATACCCAAAGGTAGCGCCGCTAGTAAAGTCGAAGGAGACAGATATCTGCGCAGGAAGTGTCATGGCCCGAATGACCCACCTTGACGGAATATGGCAGAGAACTTGGCAGATAGTGAAGCATCGAGCAAAGTATCGCGAAGAACATCTTGCAGGCTTTCTTGAGCAATAATCGAGCCAGCATTTACATTGACAGTAAAGTCCACGCCTGCCGCGCTTGTCTGTGTTGAAGCGTTAGGCAATGAGTACTGTTGACCAGTCACGCCATAACCTGTTGCCATAGAAGTCGGAACTGTTTGCATATTGACTGAGGCAATACGAGCGACTTGGCTTTCGATCATGTCAAGATAAGACTTCCATGCTGTGAATGGGTTCTTAGCATCTGGCAGGCTTGCTAGGTAAGCAGCTAGTTGCTGTGAAAGTCCTTGGCTCTTGGCAATTTCAGCAGCGAGTTTAGAAGCCTCTGTTGTGTTGCCGGTCAAGATAGCCAGTTGTAATTCTAGGCGCTTGCGTTCCTCGGCTGATACTTCGCCCTTAAGTGCAGCAATAATTGAAGTCTGTTGAATGTCAAATAAAGTGCCAGCCTTTTGCAGCGCTGTCTGCTCTTTGATCGCTTTCGTCTGCTCTTTAGTTGTCTTAAGTAAAGCATCGCGGTTTTTCTTTGCTGCCTTCTCGGCTGCTGCTTTAGTTAACTCGGCTCTGATCGCTGGTGTAATACCAGACATATCTCTGCCGCGGTTCATCTCGGTCTCGCCTATGGCTCTGAAGGCTTGCAAGTCTCCACGCGCTAGGGCTGCTAACTGACCAACACCAACGCCAAAGCGGCGAACGAAGGTAGCAAGTGCAGTAGAAGTTTTTTCGATTAGGTTTAGCGTGTTAGTAAGTCCACCTTCACCGCCGCCGCCGAGGGCTGCGAGTGCATCGAGCAGGCCGCCGCCGATAATCTCTTGAGCATTGCTAGAAGCAACTGATAGGCGCTGCATAGCACCTGCATAGGTATCGACTGAAACTGTTGCTTGTCCGCCAAATAAATCGTTGATGCGTGTCTGGACTTCCTCAAAGGACATCGCCTTAAGTTCGACCTGAGTTAGACCAATACCGTATTTAGCAAGGGAGCGAGTCTGACCTACATAAGCCTTTGAAAGATCACCGGCAACACTTACAACATCTGCGCCACTAGCTGCTGAAAGATCCAGCGCTGTACGCAGCAACTGTTGGCTCTTAGCAACATCACCAGTTGTAGTTAATAAACGCTGAAAGGCTGGGCGCAGTTGATCATCGAGGATACCAAACTGCTTCTCAAGATCAGCAATAAAGTTTTTAACGGAAGGATCTGCGAAGGCTAGACCCAAGTTATCAAGTGACTGGGTTAAGACTCTGGCTGCTTTATCATCTTGAGCAAAGGCTTTGGCAGCATTAAACCCTGAACGCGCTAAGCGCTGGGCTGTAAATAGACCGACATAGGACTTAGCAAGTGTCTTAACCTGAGAGTTAAGGCTAAGGGTTGACTTAGCGGCATCTTGAAAGGCTTTCTTGCCAGAGAATACCGAAGCAATATCTATCTTTAGATCAGCCATTATTTAACACCTGTCTTTGCTTTAAACTCAATAGCAGAACTGCCAATGGCTTTTACTATCGCAGCTGTTACTTTGCCTTGATCCTCTGCGAACGCTCTGAATATGGCGCGACCAGTCATCTTGCGCGTAGATCGACCTGCTTGACCTTGTTGGCGTGGTCGAGCATTTACTAGATCGCCTGTTGCATTTGCTCGATCTAAGAATTGCTTGCCAGCATTAGGGTTAAGCGACTTGTTATATCCGCGGCCTTCCTCACGATATGAGGCAGGTGTGAACTTAGTGCGAGTAAAGGTTGGTTGACCACCTGGGTTCTTGCGCCCTGCGGTCTCGTAGATCGCTCCATCGGCGGAAGCGTTAATAATACGCGCTAGAGATACGAAGCCTCGTTTATTAGGCTTAGAAGGGCTTGTTGAATACTTAATACCGCGCTTGGCTTCTGCTTGATCATATTTAGGGAATACACGATACTTAACCGTGTTCTCAGATGATGTGGCTGAAGTCCAGCCAGATAACATTGCAGTATTTGATGGCATATAACCGCGAGCCGTATTAGTGATGGGCTTTAGCGCAGCCGCCATCTGCTTAGTTGTGGCCTTGGCTAGATCAGGCTCGAACTCTCTCAGGGCTTTGCGAAGTTTATCAGCGCCTTTTAACTCGACTGGCATCGCTCTGCTCCTTTGCTCTGTCCTTCAGGGCTTGAAGTAAAGTCCTGAACATTGTGTGATCTAGTTCAATTAAAGTCTGTGGCGAGAGTCCTGTCTCAAGCGATAGTCTCGCTACAAGATAGGTGAAGGACTCCCGCGTTACTCCAAAGGGTCATCATCTAAGACCTCGACTCGCGCCAATGTCTCAAGGAATGACTCTCCGAAGGGTTTTACGGTTTCACCCGACCGACGAATTGCTTCCCAGCAAAGCCAATATACATCGCTCTGCTTTTCATCATCTCTAAAGGCTTTATGAAAGCCCTTCTTTGCATATTGCTCGAAGGCGTACTCGATCGCCGGAGTGATCTGGTACTCGTTAACGCTTCCATCTGCCCTTGTTACCTTTAGTTTTGCCATGCTTTTGCCCCTTAGTTAGTTATTAGGAAGTTGTTACTGCGATGGTGCCGTTAACATTCCAAGTGACTGACTGAGTTGAAAGATCTGCAACTGCGCCATTTACTGGAGTGATGTTGTTAACTAGGCATGACATTGTGTATAGAGGGTTGCTTGCTGAAGTAGCAGCTGAAGTCTGCTTGACTGTAACAGTTGTGCTTGTTCCCCATACTGTGTTCAATGTCTGAAGTGTCTTTGATGTTGCTTCATCATTAAAGAAGTCGATAGTAATAGACGATGCTTCCAAGCCCTTTACGAACTTGTGGCCTGAGTCTCCCATTGCTGTTACTTCTAGTTCATCGAATGAACGGTTGATAGTTACAGATGATACGAGCGATGATAGGTCAACCGCATTAACAGTTAGAACTACCCCATTGCTTAGATATACTGCCATTTGGTTTATTCCTCATCTTTCTTAGTTGCTGTTTTAGGTGCTGCTGGAGCGATCTGACCTATCTTGATCAGGAACGCTGCGTTGTCTTTTTCCCATTGTTCAAGGGTCATAATTAACTCCAACTCGTTAGGACTGAGACTTGCAGGGAGCAAGTCAGTAGATCGCCCGATGCGGCATTAAGAACGCTTGGAGCGCTCACATCTCCCACATTATAGACGATCGAGGAAGCAGCTAGTTTGTTAAAGACTGCAACTAGCATTTCCTCAATTCCGTTTAGGTTGCCTTCATTGTCGAGCAAAGGCACGAATATATTTATATTAAAATTAGCAAGAGGCGCGACTGTGTTGCGGCTGTTATTAGTCGGAGTCAGATAAGGATCTGCCGGGCTAAGAACTACGCTATTGACAATAGGTGTAGCAGGCGGGAATGAGAATACTGACCAGAGTGAGTTATCGACTAGCGCTGCTGCAATAGTTGCGCGAAGTGTTGAGATCGCTGCTGTCATGGTTAGCCAACCATCGAGCGCGGATCTAGGTAAGGTGCAAGTAAGCCACGAACGCGAGCAAGCAAAGTGTTACCCATGCGATAAGGGCTTGGAGCGTATCCGTCAACTGTTACGCCACCGCTTGAAGGCGCTTGGCGGCTTTGCCAGATATCGATCGAGATCATTAAAGATGCTTCTTGAACCGCAGGAATACTTGAATAATCTGTATAAGTCTCAACTGCTGCTATTCCATAAGGCTCAACTGTGTGGCGTGGATTATCGCTAGTGTGAGTTGTTGTTATCGAGAATGATCGAGTATCAACGCCTGTAATTGTTTTAGTGCCGTTGTACTTTGTGCCAGCGCCAGAGATTACTACTGACTGTCCGACATAAAAGTAATCGCGAATAGGTTGATCAAAGTAAAGAGTTCCTGTTGTGCCGGTATTGCCATGAGCAATTATATATTGCTGGTTCTTCCATAGAAAAGGCAAAAGTACATTATCGGCTGCATCGCAGACCTGCTGCAAGACTGCATCAGCATAGAGAGTGCCAACGCCAAGGGCGGTGCGTAACTCTGCAACTGTAGTCAATGCCATGCTTTTATCCTTTCTAAAGACTGGCGGGGTAGAAGGGCACTACCCCGCCAGCGACTTGAGTGTGGCTTACGCCTTGTTGTTCTTGAATGCGCCAGCGCCGACCTTAGTCGCGATAGCACCGTAACCGTAGTAACCAATAGTGATCTGTCCTGCGGCTGTTGACTCTGCGCGTAGGCGATATGTTGGTGACTCGTACCATGTGTAAGCATCTGGGTTGACGATGATGATAGAACCATCTGTGTCAGTTCCTGCTGCTGTGTTAGGTGTTACATAGAGGTTGAGACCCGCTACATTGCCTTGAAGCGCTGTAGGAGATACTGCTCCGCCTGCATTCTGAGGCTGTGAAGCTGTGTAGATCGGACGACCTGCGTCGTTCAATGTCATGATGTTAGACCACTGTGAAGTGTTAACGATCATGTTGCGAGCGAATGGATTTGCAAGTCCGAGAGTTGCGCCATAGACAGAAGCTGCACCGCGAGCAACAATTCCAAGCAATTCTGCTGCTGTTGGGTATGTTGTTGTGGTTGTCGCATCTGCTGTTGCGCCTGTGATCAACGCTGCGTTAACCGCTGCATCTGTAGCCTTAGCGTATGCCGCAGCCATGTTTCGTACAAGCTCATCAAAAAATGCTGGCGAGGTACGGTCTAGCAATTCGACAGAGAATGTCTGTTGTCCGGCGTACTTCTTAACATCTACTGAGAGGAATGCAGAAGTCTGATCTGTCTCGTTGAAGGCAGCATCTTCTGCTGTTACTGCAACTGTTGGCATTGCTGTGATCTTTGGGATCTCGAATGTCATGCCTGCATCTGGAAGAACTCCGCGTGAAATCGCTTCGATCGAAGGACGGATAGTAGTTCCGAGTGGGTTGATGATTTCTGAAAGTTGACGAGTTGGTACTAGACCAACGTTGTCAGTTGTGTTATCTGCTGCTGCGATGTATTGACGAGCTGCGTCATCGCCCATTGCTGCGCGAATTGTGTTTTCGACATACTTTGCTGCAGTTACTTCAATGCGTGGCTTTGTGTAAGCCATTGCTGTTACAGCAGGGCGAGCAGCTTCAACTGCGGCAGCCTCAACTGTAGGTGTTGCTTCGACTGCTGAAGTGGTTTCTTCCACGGTGGCTGTCTCGCTTTCTGTTGGTTGGTTGGTTTCAACGGCTTCATCTTCTGATGCCGCAATATCAGTGACGGCTGCTGATTTAAATGCGGCGGCCTGCACTAAACTGACTTCGAGCAGGTCAGCGCTCGATACATACAACACGCCATTCTTAGGCTTTGCTGCATTGACCATAACTCCGACTGAAAGACCAGTACGGAGTTCTTCGCTGGCTTCGATGAGAGCATCTGTGCCGCGTGATGACTTGGAGATCTTGAAAGAAGCAAAGATCCCTTCGTCGGTTTCGTTAAAGAATTGAGCGCGACCGATAGGCTGCTTAGGGTCATGTTCCAATAGGAGTTTGACTTTGCTGGTGTCAGAGATGTTTATCGCACCGCGCTCAAAGACAACTGCACCGGCAGAAGTGTTTCCAACTTCTCCGCCGAATGGCACTATTTTGCCAGAGATAGTGCGCGCTGCGCTATCCGCTGTAAGTTCTGCCGAGAATGTCAACATCTCGTTCATTGCATTTCACCGCTTCCGTTAGGAGTTAAGTCGGTCATTTCCATGGCCTGATCTTGGGTAATTAGTTGAAGGTCAAGAAGTTCTCGAATGATCTGAAGTTCTACGATCGGATCTGTGCGTAGATAGTTCTTATCGATATCGAACTTAACGATATTGCCGCGAGCGGTGATATCGTCCATTGAGAGACGATCCTCGATCGCTGACACGAATGGTTGCAAAGATAGTGTTAGGAACTGTTTGCGCTCGTCCTGGACATTCGCATAAGTCATTGTGGTGTTCTGATCTGCTGAGACATAGTAAGGCGGTACATTGCAGAGGCGAGCGATCTCTGTCGCTAGGTTTTGGATAGCCTCGTTGTACATCATGTCTTTAGGGCTAAAGCCGACAGACTCATAACTCAAAGTTGAAGTTAGATAAGCAGTAGAACGATTATTGCGGCTATTTTTCCAAGCAGCTAGTAATCCTTGAACTTCTGCTGGTGGTAGATCTGCGCCTGTGTTCTTTAAATAGCCAGTTGCCATTGGAGTGCCAGCAGCAATAGCCGCGGCCTTCTGGACATCGAGGGCTGCACGAATAGTAGATAC